TGCAGACCTACCGCCAACGAATGAAGAAGATCGTCGCCCTGTGGGACTACTACAACGGAGGGCTCGCTGTGGCATACGCGCTTGGGGAGACTTTCACAATCGACCTCCCATCAGGGCGGTCACTCAACTACGGCAAGCTCAAACGGATGCGTGATGCACGCGGACGCTTCCGGTTCATCGGCAAAGTGGTCCGCTTCGGACAGCTTCGGGACTTCCCTCTATACGGCGGCATAGGATGTGAAAACGCCTCCCAAGGATTGGCGCGCGACATCTTCTCTGACATGCTCCTGCGCATCGCGTCCGCGGGACATCAGACCATCCTGCACGTCCATGACGAAGTGGTGATCGAGTGCGCCGAAGAAGAAGCTGAGAAGGTGCTTGCTGAGTGCCTTGAAATCATGTCCACTCCTCCCGCTTGGATTCCCGACATCCCCGTTTCCGCGGAAGGCGAAATCCTCGACTTTTACTCCAAATGAGATACCGCCACATCAAGAACCTCCGCGCCGTTGCGGTCACCTGCAGCGACGAACCGCCGACCGTCACGACACCCATTCCGGTGTTTGAGAACAAACCAGCCTACCGCGCATGGTGTGCCGACAACACGACCGACCATTGCTTCTACACGCTCGCCGAGGGGGACAACCCCTCGGCCCGTATCGGGGAAGACAACCCAGTCAACAAGCTGCACGGGTTCATCGCCGACTACGATGCGCCTGTTGATTGGGACCGCGTTGACCAACTCCTGAAGGACCGCGGCGACAACGCACCAATGCCCACGTGGCGCACCCGCACGCAGTCCGGCTACGCGCGTCTGATCTGGGAGTTCGAAGAACCGCTGCCGATCTCCCCTGCTTTAGCAGAGGCGTTCCTCAAGCGTCTTTCGGATACCCTGAATGCCTCACGCCTTCTGGCGGGCTTCGACCGCACGAGCCTCAAGCCAAGCCAGACCTTCGAGCTTGGGTCCAACTGGCAGCGCATCGGGGACCGGCTTCCTGTAACGCACACGCACGCGGTGCTTCTGAAGGCGAGCAACGATTGCCCGCTTCGCTCGGAGGACACGAACATCCCAATCGACGAGGTCGCGCTGGAGGTCGCCAAAAGGTTCCCCGGAAGGTGGAGCGGCGAATTCGCAGTGGGTGCCCGTGGGCCTCTGTTCTGGATCGACGATGGCATTGATCGTGAGGGGTGCCAAGTGCGCGAGGACGGCATGATCTGCTACTCGGATCGTGCCGGTAAGGGCTTCGTCGCGTGGCGCGAGATCTTGGGCAAGAAGTTCGTCGAGCAGTATGAGGAGGCAAAGCTGGGTTCGCTGGTTGACCAATACTGGTTCAGCGGCAGGAGCTACTACAAGCTCCTCAACGGTGGGCCTATGGCTATTCCGAAGGATCAGCTGGTGCTGGAACTCAAGCGTGTGGGTTTCAGCCCGAAGCCGAAGAAGGGACAAACGCTCTCCGAAGTCGAGCAAGCCGTGCTCTACGTGAGCAACGACTGCCGCGTTGACGAAGTGGCACCCGTTGTGTTTAGCAGCAAACGTGTTGTTGACTTCAACGGCAGGAAGATCCTGAACAACTGCAAGGCCATTCCGGTGAAGCCCGCCGCGAATGGTGATCCGGCGAACTGGCCGTGGCTCGACATGTTCCTGTCAAACTTCTTCGCGAAGGATGACGATGATCGCGAGACACTACCCTACTTCCTCGCATGGTTCCGCCGCCTTTATCTGGCGGCTCTCGAAAACCGTCTGGATCAAGGGCAACTGCTGATCTTGTTGGGTCCGACCGGATATGGGAAGTCATTGCTCACGAACCAGCTTGTCGCAGGCGCGGTGGGTGGTTTCGCTGATGCAAGTGAATACTTGTCCGGCAAGACCAGTTTTAATCGTGACCTCTGCGGAGCAGCCGCGTGGGTAATCGACGACTCCACCGCCGCCGCCACCTATGCCGACCAGCGCAAGTTCGTCGAGCTCACCAAACGGTGCGTGGCCAATCCGCGTCTTGAGTATCAAGCCAAGTATGCCGATACCATTCCGCTACCGTGGGCGGGTCGGGTCATGATGTCCCTGAACATCGACGCCAATTCGCTCGCCGCGCTGCCTACCCTCGACAGCAGCAATCGCGACAAGGTGATCGCACTTCGGGTCAACAGCGCATTCAAGATGAAGTTCGGCACTAATGATCAGAACGAAGCGACGATCCGCAGGGAGCTCCCCTTCTTCCTGAAGTGGCTCAGCGACTGGCAGGCTCCCGACTACGTGTTGGATTCAAGCCGTTTCGGGGTCGCGACCTACGTGGACTCCTTCGTGGAAGCCGCCGCCTACGACAACTCCAGCCGTAGCGCGATCGCAGAGATGATTGAGTTCTTCAGCAAGCGGGTCCGCGAGCACACCGAGCGGGCAACGTGGCGCGGGACGCTCACCGAGTTTCAGGTCACGCTGCATGACTGCAACGCGGGTCGGTCGGTCGGGAACAGCGTGAACCTCGAATTCATTCGACGGGGCATGACCGTAATCGAAGAAGTCTGCATGCACAACAAGCACATCCGTCCGGTTCGGAGCTTCGGTCGTGGTGGTGGCAAGATCTGGGAGATTGATCTTTCCCCAGACTACGACATCGACCAAGAGTTCACCGGCTCAGCAGAGTCCGCGGGTGCCTGAGTTCCGAAACCGGAACCACGTATTCGTCGGAACGACACAACCTTCCATCTACGGGGTTCACGGAACCTTGTGGGTGGAAGGTTGCTTTTTGCACAAACTCATCAGCGGGCAGCCAGCCGAGCAACCAGAGCAAGTGCTTGTTCTCGTGGCACCGGACGAAAAAATATCCATCGCACTTGCTACCGATGCCCTCGCGCTGGGCTTCAGATCCGTAGACCCGTGCCGCGTAGTGGGGTAGCGGCTTGTTTTTGCCGGAACCGGTTTTGACATCAATCGTCCTACCGTCCGGCAGCACGATGTCGCAGCTGAACCTCTGCGCGCCGACGCGTTCACCGCCGAGGTAGGCGTGGGCGAGGACCTCACCCAGCATCCCGTAGATGTTCCCGCGCCCACCCCTCAAAGAGCCGTTTAGGACCCCCATTTTGCGCGCATCCTCGGCAGCGCGCAGGCGTGTATCTCTATCTATTTTGACCTCAACCACTGCATCAGAACATGTTCGGCATGATGCTGCGCCCGCCGGTGCCGAAGGGGTCGATGTTCAGCCTTGGCTGTGCCGCGCCGGTCGCAGAGGCCGCTTCTTCATCCAGCAGTTTGGTGCAGAGCTGCCAGTGGTAGTTGGCCCGTTCGAGGTCCGCATTGTCCTCCGCGATCCGCCCGAGCAAACCGTGCTTCAACGCGCCGATGTTCGCCACGTAGCAAATGTCGTCGTCGTCCTCCAGCAACTTGAAGGCCCGCTTGCAGAGAACGTGCACAACGGTCTCACCGTCGGTCGCGCGATTCAAGCGGAAGCGCCGGTAGCGCGTGGCCCCGTTGTTCGGGCCGACCGTCGCGATGGTTGTTTCGGGGTCGCCGCCACCATCCACGCGAATATCGAAAGATGCGGTCAGGCCGTCAAAGGAGATTGAGACGATGCTGGTGACACTCACCCCTACGGGGAACTCAAGAGCGGGTTCCGCCCCCGGATTCGGGTCCGTGACTGACTGATACAGCTTTGACCCGTCCGAGGCGATAACTGTGATGCTGCTCCCGTCGTCGAGGGGCACCCAGTCGAGGATGTTTGGGCTTGAGGCCGCTGGGAAGACCCACAGCTTATTGACTCCCTCGGTAGGAAGCAGTTTCAGCGTGGGCCAGTAGCCCGCGTCGATCAGACCCCATGAGAGGTCGCCGGTGTCGTAGTTCTGGCCCACCGACCGGAAGTCGTGCCAGAGAGCCCGCACTGGAACGGGCGAGCCGTCAACCATCGTGTGCAGAATGGAATCCGCGTCGTCGGGCAGCGTAACGTGGGAATCCACGACCGGCAGCGAATACTGCACGGTGAGATCCCGATAGGTGCCCGTGCTGTAGATGCGGGCCAGAACTTGGTTCAAGCTGGCGAGGAAATCGCCGCCCGCTTCCACGTAGGAGCCGAGGGTGTTGCGGAGCTGGTTGGTCGTGAGAGCTGGCATGGGCGTATGTTACTTGTTTTGCTTCAGGAAATCAACTGTTCAGACGAGCAAGCCGTTTTTGGAACAGGTCCCAAGCAGGAAAGAAGATCTCCTCCATGCAGCGCACGATGGGTTCCTGCTCGTAAGCCTCGCTGAATCCGACACCGGAAAGCAGCAGGGCGGATTCCATCAGCTCATGGCGGATGGTCAGCAGCTTCTCGCCGTCGGTGATTCCGGTGTGCACTTCAATCGTCTTGCTGTCGTGCGTGTATTGGCCGTAGGTGTCGCCGAGATCAGCAAAGAGCAAGCGCACGCGCCTACCGGCAACGTCGATCGTCTTGGGCCAACGCGCGCCGCTGTCCTTTTTCGAGGGCATCACTTTTTGACTTTCACCGCACCGCTGTGTAGCTCCTTGAGCATCTTTTTCTTCTGCGGCTCGGAGATGGGAGACACCTTCGAAAGCAGGTAGGCCACCTGCCGTTTGGTCTTGGTCTTCATGGGTGGCATCTTAGCATCCACGCAACCACATGGGCAAGGTGTTTTCAAAGGCAGGTAGGGGCCCCCATCAGACAGGCGACCGTGCAGGTAAATCCGGTGGCCACAAGGCCGTAGATTGATGCGTGGTTTCGTGAGGCCATGATTGTAAATGATTATGGTGTAAGCTCGAAAAGATCTTGCTCGACGAGTCCAGCTGGAGGAATTCCGCCAACGTCTGGATTAGCATTGCCGACATAAATCCCATTCCTCCAGTAAAGTTTTTGCTTTAGGGATGGTGCCCATGTCCAAGTCCCTCCAGAAATCAAACTTGAAACGTCGAGGTAATAAATTGAAAGATTGAGGTTTTTGCCTGTGTCAACATCTTCCTTCGTGAAGCTTGTCACCAGTCCGTCATCAATAGAAATCGCGAACTTCGTAACCGATGTTTCTGATGTAACGTAATTGTTCCCGACAACCTCCACGCTACTCCGTTTGATCCCATCATCGTCGGGTTTGTCGGACAACCGCTCGCGCACGTTGATCTGCTTAGTCGCCTTGCTATCCGGGTCGCTGTAGGGGGCTCGTCCGTCAATAGTCCTCCATTTGATAGTGCTCCCCTCTTTCTCAGGTGGCACAGCAGGCGTGCCCTCCTTGACGACTACACCCTCATCATTAAGAACGGGAGGAACCTCGGGAGATCCCTCTTTCAGCGGTTCAATGATCGCGACTCCATCGCCGTCGATCTGCTCTGCCGTCCGCCATTCGTAGTAGTCGCCCGCGTTCTGGCGCTCCTTATACCACTCGCGCTTACCGCCGATGTTGCGGCCTTCCCA